CAGTAGCTCATATTTACATTATTGAGATTATTGGTATAACTACTGTTTAATCTAGGAGTATAATATGAGCTACTGGTGCTGGTATTTCCTATACCTAATTGACCGTAACCGTTATGTCCCCAAGACCAATAGTTATTATTTGAATCTAGAAGATAAGTTTGATAATACCCGGCATTTATTTGAATATTACCATCAAAAGTGCCGGTATAAATATCGGGATTATCAGTTACGTGTGTAGTTATTGATACTGTTGATGTTTGGTCATCATCATTTTCTGAATAAGTATATTCAAGTGTATCCCAATTCATTTGCCAATAATATGGTTCAATTTCTTCAGGATTAAGGTCAATTCTAATCCATATGGGTTTATCAGTAATATTAGAAATATAAGTTTCGTTGTCGTCATAAATTTTTAAACCAATTTGTTCTAATTCATCTTTATAGTATTTCCAGGGGTAATAGTTCCAGTTAGTATCAGAAGAGTTTGTCCATAGAACATTACCACCAATAATTCTAATTTCATTAGCATTGAAAACATTTAATATTTTACCAACAGAAATTCTATAATTTTTAAAATTGTTTTGGTTGAAGGACATATCTAATATGATATCGTTTGCATTAACGTTTCTATCATCATATAAATAATCCGTGTGGTTAAGTCTAAAATTTTTAATATATTCCCATTTAGCATTGTCATTATTTTTACCATAAACAATAAGGTCGGCGGGAGCATTTTTATGGAATTCGTCATCAGAATTAAAAGTGATATATTTTAAAATGGTGCTATTATTAGTTTGAAAATCCATATAATTACCAGAATAGTCATAAAAGTCAGGGTTATGAGATCGTGTTAAATGGTTAGATTGACTTCTTCCAGTATAAATGTTATATTCTAACCCGGTTATAGAAAAGGATGTAATAGTATTGAAAGATAATTTGTATAGTAGAGTAATATTAACAGTAGAAGAGTAAGATTGAGTTGAATAATTAGTTCCAGTAAGAAGTCTATTTTTTGAACCATATTCAATAATTTGTGGAGAATTCATTCTATCACTCCAAACAATATCACTCATATAAACACTGGGAATTTCTTGTCCAAAAATTTGGTCGCGTTCAAATGTGAAATCAGCAGAATTTTCTTGGCCTAATGTTAAATTGGATGAAGTATATAATTTACCAAATTGTGTTTTGAAAATTAAATCTATTCTATCATCGGTACTGATTGGCATATTAATATATATATATTGATTTATTATTAAAATATATATATCCAAAAATTTTAATTTGACATTATTTCTATGTTGCTAAAAGAGACGGGACTATCTTTTATTAAACCAATTCTAATGTGAAATACGGGCGTAACATTAGGATTATTTAATCTGGGTGGTCTTAATTTGAAAATAGTTTCAGTATTATTAATGTGCTCCTTACTTTCAAAAATACCAATACCTGTAACTCCAGCTTGATTAATACCCGGCATATAGTTTTCTTCATCTTCGTAATTTTTATTAGCATTAAACCAAAAATGGTCACCGTGATTAATTTGAGAAGGTAATAATATTTCAAATTTGAACCCTGAACTACTCGGTTCAGGAAATGGATGTGTAGTAAATCCATTATTTTCAGGTGTTATGATTTTGATAGAAATAGAACCAGAATTCATAGGTGCAATATTAGATAGTGAGAAAACAGCATATTTATATGTATTATTATCCCATGATAAGTTTGACCTAGGTGGAAAAAGACCAGGATTGTAAGGTGATAATGTGTAATCAATATAATTCGCAGAATTGCTATCATAAATACCTTCAAATACTAATAATTCATGATCTTGTAAAGCGGCTTCGTTGTTAAAGGGATTAATATAACCAGTAGGAATATTATCATAAGTAATATCGCCGGGAATAGTAAATAATCTTTTATCTCTTAATGGACTAGTAATAGAAAATTTATCAAATAATAAATTAACATTAATAACTCTACTGGATTGTCCTTTAATGTTATAACCAGTGACAGTAAATGGTATTTGTCCAACCGCATTGGTATCTTTAAATTGAAAACCAGATATATATTGCTCATTTAATACAATTTCTAATCCTTCATTATAACTATTATTATTATAGGAATTTTTATAAACACCATAACTAATATCGTGTCCTAAAATATCTAAATCTTCGGTAATATCACTAGTAATGGAAGCCTGTTTTACATCTTTTCTATAGTTATTATTTTTGGAAGCTAAATTACTGATATTAAAAGAAAATTCAAGATAACTATCTTTTGTTAATGAAGTAATACCACAATTCCAAGCAAAATTTGAATTTATACATAATATTTCCCATGGTGATTTAATATTTGCTGATACAACTGGAAGAGTTGTGAGAATTTCAAAATGATATGGTATAACTTTCACGATTTGTTTATTATTTTCACCATTTACAGTTATATTAAATTTACCACCTAATAATAAAGGTTCACCATATTGTGTTCTGTTTGCTTGTGTTCGTAGTTGAAGATTATCTATATCTCCTCTTAGCCAATATTTAAATTTATTATCGGTCTGGTCATCAGTATTTAAACTATTATATTTTTCTACAACATTCGTTACAAATTTAATGTTATCTGTCTCACGAGGACCCAATGTATTAAGAAATCTGTTCTGTATATTAGTATATTCAACATTTTCTGTATCATAAACATTATTACTAAGATCTGTAATACTAACAGTAAAACTTACTGTATTTTGAGAATCTGGAGTGAAAGTTAGACCTTCGTGTATTCTTATATCATTAGAATTACAAGTGAAATCAATTAAATCAGGTGAATAATCGGCATAGAAAATGGGTCTGTCGTCGTCATTATATGTGCTCCAAAGATCTCCAGAGTTATTATAATGACTATACCCATCATCAACTAAAACAAATTGCCACGCGTCTGGGTTGCTATTTCTACGATTTTGTAACCAATTTTTTAAGCTAACTTCAATTGTATTTTGTTGAGGGCCTAGAGGGACACTGGTATATTCTGGTGTTTCAAACCATTCAGTGAATAATGAATCTGCATCAATATCATTAAAAGTATTTATTCTATACCTGTATTTTGTACCATATAAGAAATTATTATTGCTATTATCTATTATAAGTTCATTTGCATATATGGGACCGATAGTTTTTATTTCTCTTTTTGGGTCTGAAGGATATTCTTGATTATCAAAATCGTGATTATTTAAACTGTCAATTTCTTCATATTCAATAGTATATCTATTAACGTCGCCTTCATTATCTGAACCGGGATTAATCCACAAAAGATTTGTAGATATATCTTCATTTTCTGTATATTGCGATCCATTATTAGAGGGGTTAGATACTGTTGTAGTCAAAGATTGAACTTTATTAGGTCTATGAGAATCATTAAATGCTTCTAATAATAAATTACCAAAAATACTAGGATAACTGGAAGGATGGTAGTTATGAAAGGTTAATACAACATTATATACTTGAGCTTGTAAAGCAGGAACATTATAAAAATAATAAGTTTCAGTATTAGCGTCAAAATAATCTTGTCTATCTTTTTTAGAAAATTTATAATAACGAATTAAATCATAATTTCCAACATCACTAGGGAGCAATGTCCATTCTTTTAAAACATTTAAGCCGTCTCTAAATGCAACAGTCAATGTATTAATTTGAGGTAAAGGTTCGGGGCGAAATCCAACCAAATATCTTCTTGAAGGAATTACTTCTAATTGTAAAGATAATACATTTTCTGTATTTTGAATAACAACGATTTTTTTTGGAGGTCCAATCAGATCTTGCAAACTAAATTCAGGAGAATTAGTATCAGGATTAGGGAAGAAATAATCTGGTGCGAATACTCTTCCAGAACAATCAACATTATTTGCATTTAATTTTTCATGAAATTCAGCATGTTCTCTAACATCAAGTCTTTCAGTTATATTAGTTCTTTTATTTTCAATATCAGCAACGGTTAATTTATTATCTCTTACTCCGGTTAATTGGTCTAATTTATCATGTTCGCTGGGAAATGGATTTTGTTTAACGGTTCTTAAAAACCAATTCAATTCCCCAACTCCGGAAATATCAGTATTATATTTGTATTCATGAATACCTGAATCGGCTAATGATTCCGGCCATGTGCCACCTTGTTCTTCTACTAAAAATTTCATATTATGTGCGTACCACTTCATATCCCATTCGTCAGTTTCTTCATCAATTAATACAAAATTTAATATTTGTCTTACTCCTTCGGAGTCACCATATATTCTACGAGTATAGTCACCAGTTCCTGCTTTCAATTTTACATCAAAATTACCAACATATGTTCCATCTTGTAAATACATATAGATTTTATCATGTAATAGAATTTCGTCCCAATCGTGATTTGTATCTATAATACCAACATCACTTACTCCCGCGAATGTTACAGTTTCGGTTCTATTATTAGATAAATCTATTTTACCAATTACAAAGGTATTATTACTACTATCCCATCCCATAAAAGGATTATAATTAACATTGCCATACTGATTAAACACTAAGTTGTCTTCAAAATAGGCAACATCAGTAACATCTAATCTTTTTACAATAGCATCTGTGACATTCGCTTGTTTACAATTTAAATCTTTTACATTAATAAAATCAGATTGAATGTTATTTGATATAAATTTAACTGGATCCATATATTCAACTTGAAATTTACCCTTTTCACTATCGGTTAAACCCATAACAAATGCGTTTTCATCTACATTCCAACCAAATATAGGATTAGCAGGGTGTTCATCAATGTGATTGAAATATACATAATCATTAAAATAAGCTACATCTGTAATATTTACACTTGATACATCTATTCTATTTGATATCATTGTATCATTATTTATATGTGTAATATTTCCTAGATGTGATTTAACTTCTCCAACTCTTAATCTTACATCACTCATTTTTGATAATCTTTCCGCGTCTAATCTTTTTTCTACTAATCCTTCAAATTTACCTAATACAAATTCATATTTATCATTATCCCATGCCATAAAAGCATTATCTACTTCATAATCTCCAAAATATGAATAATTTCTAGACCACATGTTATCTGTTAAAATGGAACCGGAAGATATATCTTTTGCTACTAAATCTACAACATTTATTACATCACTATTTATTACAGCAACTCTAAATTTTGTTTCATTCATAAATCTCATATTCCATTCATCATATTCCGTATCAAATTTACCCATAATAAAAGTTTTCTCCTCATTATCCCAACCTATAAAAGCATTATCTACTTCATAATCACCAAAATAAGCATACTCATTTATCTTAATTTTACTTACTCTTACTTCAGTAGATGATACATCATTCGCAACTACTTGATTGACATCAACTAAGTCACCGTTATATTCTGATACAAATAATTTACCTGAACTGGATTCATCCATATCAAAATATCCATCATAACTTGTTGTTTTACCCATAAAAAATGTATCTCTATGTTTATCCCATCCAAAAAATGGGTTTGTTTCATTGGGCATGTAATCAAAATACATATAATCTTTCCAAAATGCGGTATTTGTTATATGTAAATTGGTTATTTCTGAGTATTGAGATACCAAATTATTATTACTTATTTCTATAATATTTGCGGTTGTAACATTTATTTCATCAACTACCAAAGCAGCAGGTTTTATATCAAAATCTTTATCAGCTTTTGCTAATTCAAATGTGCTATTTGATATATCCCAACCAAAATAAGGATTATAACGGTCCGCATTGTAATCAAAATACATATAATCTTTATAAAATGCGGTATCTGTTATATTTAAATCTACTACAGTAATTAGATTGGCTGACATATCATCTGTTGAAATATGATTTTTGACAAAAGCGGAGTCAGTTATATTTAAAACTGAACATTTCAATGTTGCGGGAATAAAATCTTCAACTACTAAATCAGCCTCAGCATTTGTAGTTGTTTGAGCTAATATAAATGATTGATCTATCTCACTCCATCCCATAAACGCATTTGGATCTTTTCGTTTAATCATAATACCGGCACAATCATACGGAACTGCTAATTCACCTATATAATCATTAATAATTATTATATTATCGGATATATCTACATTTTTTGTATGAACTACCGTTCTTGTTCCTTGAACATGTAAATCACCAAATATTGTAGCATTTCTCGCCACATTCAATGTTCCATCTACTAAGGTTACACTATTTTCCGCACCTATTGTTATAGTGCTATTCTCCACATTTGTAAATATTTCTTTATCTTCATCAATTCCACTTAATATTTTTCCTTGAACTGTTATATTTTGACTAACATCTACATCTCCTACAACTATCACATCTTTTTTTGCTGTTATATTTTCATTTGCTATTATTTCTTCTGTTGTTGTAGAACCCCATATTTCTACATCACCTTCCATTTTAGAAGTTTTTTTAACATTCAAATGTCCATCTAATATTATCTCTGAATGTACTGACCCTATTGTTATTTTACTTTGGATTATATCAGTAAATATTTGTTTATCATTTTCTACATCACTTATCAAATCACCAGTAATAATTAGATTTCTTTTTAAATTTATATCTTTATCAACATGAAGAAATTCTTTTGCATATATATTTAAATTTGATGTAATTCCACTACAATCTAGCCAACCATCTATACGAACTTTATTCTCCAACGCAGTATTACTAGCAACATTTAAATATCCTTCTATATTTACTTTTGGTCCTACCCAATATGTTTCGTCTCTATCACCACCCAAAGGATTAACTTGTCTAGCGCCTATTGTTATTGTTCTATAGAAATCCAAATTAGAAAATATTGTTTTATCGGTAATGAACCCCATAGCATTAGGGTAAGCTTTTATATCGCCTAATAAGTTTAAGTCACCATCCAAATTTATATCATCATCAACAAACAAGTTTCTATTACAATGTAAATCATCCCATATAGATATTGTTTGTAATTGTGTATGACCGCCTATATATAAATTTCTTTTTAATAATACATCTTTTTCTACATCTAAATAACCATTAATTAAAGTTTTACTACTATATAAATCACTAGTGATATAGGTTTGGTAAGTGTCAGAATTAGGATCATTATCATATATGTCTCCATCTTGATATCCCCCCACTGTTATTAAATTATTTATTTGGTCCCCTTCAGCATCTTCTTCTCCTACAATATTTGTAAATATCTCTACATCAGCTGGCTGTAATGCCAATATTTTTTCTCCTATATTGATATTTTTACTTAAATCTATATCACCAAATACTTGAAGATTTTTTTCACATTCAATATTTCCTTTTGTTGTTATATTTCCATCTTCATTATTAATAACTACCTTATCATTCAAATTAAATGAGAATTCTGATAATGTTAGATTTGCAATTCCGCCCGTATAAAATGTAAAGGTATCTTCATTACTTCCTAAGGATGTTTCTGTTGTAATATAGGTATCTTGATCACTATCCTGGACGCCAACTAATGATAACCATTCACTACCTTCGGAATATCCTTCAAACGTTTTTTTTGTTTTATTATATCTCACAGCGCCTTCAATATCATCTATTCTTTCAACTGTTGTTCCACAAGGAAGCACTAAACTATTTGTTCCGCCAATTTTTACTTTACTGTTCAATGACCCTAATGTTATTGTGCTTTGACTTATATCTGTAAATATTCTCTTATCTTCTTCTACTATTCCGTATATATCGCCACCTATATAGGCGTCTCCGGTAAAATTTAATTCTCCTGTATTTTTTTCTACCATAAAATTAATAACATTATTATCATTGTATATTTTAAATGTATCTTCGTCTAATGTTAATGATTTTTTGTCATTGTTATAAAATGTAAATGTATCTTCATCGCTACCCAATGATGTCTCGGTAGTAATATATGTATCTTGATCATTGTCTTGAACACCCACTAACGAATGCCATTCCGCGCCATCATATCCACCATATCCTTCAAAAATTCTTTTTGTTTTATTATATCTTATTGAACCCATCGCTTGAAGTGATGGTCTCTCATTAGTTTTACCTACAGGCAATCTTATTGAATTTGTTCCACCAAAATATACTCTAGCTCTTTTTCTACCTATGGATATTGTGCTTTGGCTAATATCTGCATACAATGTTTTATCTTCTTCTTTATCTGAAACTAAATTAATAGCTTGCAATTCTCCAATAATAACTCTACCTTGCTGACCTCCTATTGTTATTTCTTGATCGGGATGATCAATAAATATACCTTTTGGTCCATGTCCGGCACTATTTAAATTTCTATGAATATGTAAATCGCCATTATCATTAAATTCAACTAAATTACCCGCTACAGCATTTGAACCAAAAGCAAAAGATACACCATCTCTACAAGTAGCACCCGCCCCCAATGCTACAGAATTACTCATGTCAATTATAGTACAATTTTCACCAAATGCGACATTATTTGATCCATCTATTAACATATTATTATGTCCAGCAACAATAGAATTTGTAATCCCTCTTACTTTATTTTGACTACCTGATGTTATAATATTATCACAATTTGATATATCATTCATTGTTCCTGATAGAAATGAATCATTTACATCTATGCTAGTATTCTGCCTACCAAATGTACTTGTACCATTTTTATCTATTGTAAAAATATTTCCATTTCTTTCTCTTGTTCCTATAGCAAATCTGGTGTCTCCAACACATTTCGCTTTATAACCCAAAGCTACTGCATTATCAACGCCACTTATATCTATCTCTTGACCCAATGCTATATAATATTCCCCGTCTCTTATATTATTATGAGAACCTGCGATAAATGATTTATAAACATTAATTACTTCATTGGATACCCCTGTAACCGTTGTTCCGTATATATGTTGAGCATAATTACCTTCTCCTATTATAAGTGAATTTGATATATCTGTTATTTCGTTTTCTTTTCCTATTATTTCCGAATTTATAGTTTTATGCAATTCATTTTGCGTTCCAATAATATTTGATTTTGAACTATCTAATATTTCATTCTTTTCACCATTCACATCTATAATATTTGAATTTGTTATAACATTTTCCATACCTTTAACGGTTGATAAGGATATATCTGTCAATATATTTTCAAGACCCAACACATTTGATATTGAGTTATTTTGTGTTACATTTCCCGTTCCTACAACATTTAAATTTGTATCTTTATCTAATATATTTAAATTCCCTTGCACATTTACTATATCTACATTTTTTACATTATTCTCACTACCACCAATATTTGAATGTGTAGAATTATTTATTACATGACTATCACCTGATACTCTTGAATTATACAAATGTAAGGCATTAATGTGATTTCCTATTATATCATTAAAATTACTTTTCAATACAGTTAAATTATTACCATTAATAATATTATTATTAGATTCTCGTATAACATTTGATTTACCATATATCAAACTTTTCCATACATCTGAAATGTCTAATTCATCTCCATTAGCAATTGTATAAGCATTTCTTTCTAATGTATTTGTATGTCCCATTACTAATCCATATGATATATCAACAATTGTATTGTCATTACCTGATACTATAGATACATCGGCATTACTCATAATATTTTTAGACCCATTTACATTTGTTATATAAGTATCTATTAACTCATTATTTTTGCCTAGAACACTTGAATAAGTATTAAAATTAGTAATATTTTCTTTTCCAATTATCATTGTATTGAAATCTGATGTTGATTTATTATTTAAACCTTGTATAAACCCAAAATCTACATCATCTACCAGATTTTCTTTACCATTTACCTGAGTTAATTTAGTTTCATTTAACACATCATTCATATTACCAAAAATTTGAACACCGGATGAATCTATTGATATATTAGATGAACCAGACACTAACATATTTCTTGACCTTTGGATATTATGACCTTCTCCAAATATTCCCGAATTTATAGATTTATTTAATGTGATTTTTTCTCCAATAACTATAGAATTTTCTGAATTTTTCCCTATTATATGTCTTCCGCCAGATAAAACACCTTTATTACCATCTATATTATTTTGACGACCATATACTAAACTATTTTCAGAATTAATTACTTCATGAGAAATACCAAATATCACATCGCCCCATTTACTGTCCTTATATGTAGATTTTTCGGCGTACGACATTACTGTATCATTTCTTTCTGCATCCATATTTGTACCTCCAATTAGCGATGCTGTAGAATGATTATTTGTATTATATCTGCCTATTGTAACACACGAGTTTGTTTCTCTCATATAATTGTATTCTCCAAAAATAAAACTACTCTGTGTGTCTAATATTTCATTAATATAACCAAAAATAGTAGAATAAAAATTACCGGCTCTTACAATATTACCACGACCTAAAGTAGATGAATATGTTGAACCCGGAAACAAATTATTAATACCCGCATCTACCGCACCAACTTTCATATTTGCTAATGCGTCACCTTGACCCAATTTTAAATCGCCAGTGATTGCCACATTACCATTTGACGCATCTAACATAATTGATTCCAAACCCGTATCCCAATTATATAAAATAAATCTATCAGCATCAAATGTATAAGGAACGCATTTTTTATTGTGAGATATATCATACATATGAAATTTGATTTGATCTGTGTCAGTTCCGCTTCTATTTTCTACTGTAATTTTTGTATCTCCATCCACATCTTCAACTGTTGATAATGATATCCAATGTCTTCCATTATATCCTTCAAATCTTTCTAATTCTCTATTATATCTTATTACACCATCCATATTAACCTGAGATATGTCTGTTTGTTCATTTATAAATGGTCTTTCAGCGGTAGTTCCACAGGGAACTTTTAAACCATCTGCTGCTTTTATATCAACGGCAACTAATGCATCATGTTCTATTCCCATACCTATTTTTCCATCCTCTAATATTTTAACTCTAGTTTGATAATTTGTTCTTATATGATAATTTTTATCTAATTCATATGTTCCTGCTATAATATCACCGTTTAAATCTGTCAAATCATAACCGGATGATAATGGTCGCCATTTCATTCCAGCACCAAAACCTTCATATATTTCTTTTGTTGTATTATATCTAATATAACCTTGTTCAAAAGAACTATCCGCGTCGGGTCTTTCTAATGTTGTTCCTGTAGGTATATGTATTGCGTTTGTACCACCCACATGTAATGAAACTTTATGATTATATGGGTCACTTCCATTAAATCTTTCTTGAATACCTACATTACCATATTCATTAATTCTCATTTGTTCCAAACCGTCTGTAAAAAACCTTAATTCATCATTATCTTCATTTGCTTTATTTTCAGCTGTAATATATGTATCTCTATCAACATCCATAACGCCTTGCATACTTACCCATCCTTGATGTATTGTATCATGATAATTATAACCTTCAAATATTTTTGTTGTTGTATTAAATCTTATACTACCTACATCATCTTGCACTCTTTTATCTGTTGCCCCTACAGGTAATACTAATGAATTTGTTCCTCCTATTTTTGTTCTAGTTCCGCCGGCTCCTATTTCTATAGTACAAAATGAATTATCTATTTCGGCAAATATACTTTTATCTTCTTGTATATCACTCATTATATCTCCCGACAATAATATATTATTAAGTCTTAAATCGCTGTACTTATTAATGATAGCGTCGGATATATCTTTTCCCCCATCATAATCTGTCTCACCTAATAAAAATGAATTTTGTATTTGGTCCCATCCCATAAAAACATTTGGTTCTTTTCTTTGGACTAATATACCACTAGAAAAATGCGCATTTAATTCATTACCAATACCTTTATTTAATAATATGATATTATCAGATATATCTAGATTTCGCGAATGTATATATGTTGTTAATCCTTTTACAGTTAAATTATTCCCTATTACTAAGTCGTTTGTAACATTCATATCATTTCCTATTATAACTGAACTTGAATGTCCTCCTATTGTTATAGAACTTTGGGATATGTCGGTAAATATTTTTTTATCTTCTTCATAATCGCCAAATATATGTCTTCCCACATGCATATCTCCATATTTATTTATAATTAATACATTATCTTGCATAAACGCACTTCCTAATGCAAATATATCATCCCCATCTAATATCGCGTGACTTCCTAATGCTATACCGTCTTGAACACCCAACAATGTACAATTTGTTCCTAACAAAAAACTATTACTTACACTCTGCATAGTATTATTTCTTCCGATTATCAAACCTTCAGTAACATCTTCCATTACATTATCCTTTCCACAAATAACATTATTTAATCCAACTGTTATTTTATTATTTTCACCATTTATAATTGAATAATTAACTTCGGTAACTTCATTATTTTTACCAAATAAGGCCGTATGTGTTGTCTTTTTAACTTTATGACCCACTCCACCTATCAATGAATCGGTTGTATTTTCTTCTATTATATTATCTTTACCAAATGTTACTATTCTGTCACTATTTTTAATAGTATTTGATACACCAGTCATTAAACCTTCATTTACATTATTCAATTCATTATTTCTACCAAAATTCATATTATGAGCCCCTCCGGTTGTTTTATTAAATTCTCCAGACACATATGAAGCTAATGTATTAGTCATTTCATTTTTATGTCCAAAAGCGGCATTGTAATTTCCATCTAATTTATTTTGACCACCGGCCATTAATGAATAACTCGCATTTATTAATTCATTTGATACACCAAATACTGTATTATAATCTCCAGTATTAATATTATTATTTTCACCACCTACCATTGAACTTGATGAAATTTGTAAATTATTATCTTTTCCCATAACTATTGAATTTGGAGATGCATCTATTATATTATTTTCACCTGATATTACTATATTTTTTGATTGATTAATCGTACTATTTTTTCCGCCTATTAATGAATCATTACTACTTGTCAATCTATTATCATGTCCAAAAGCCATTACACCATCACTGCTTTTTATTATATTCCCTGAACCAATAGTTACAGATTCTTTTACTACATCCATTTCATTATTTTTACCAAATATAGCATTATAATCACCAGAAACAATTTTATTATTTTCTCCAAAAAACAGGGATACATTAGCTGTTAAAACTTTATTATTTTTACCAAACACTAAATTATTACTCGCATTAAATAGGTGATTATTAAAACCACCCAATAAAGAATTTATACTACTACCACTAACATCATTATTTTGACCTGTTACAAACATATTATCAGAATCTTTAATACTATTATTTGAACCAATTATCATAGAATTTGTTACATTTTCTAATGTATTTAATTCTCCAAAACCAGCACTACCAGATGTATTAACTGACATGCTATTTTGTTTTCCTGTAATTAAATTATTACTACTTTTATTTATTTCATTTGCTGAACCATATACAGAATTATTTGACCCGTCAGTTAAATTATTATAATCACCTCCAATTATAGTATTATCACCGCGAACTATATCATTTCCTTTTCCCATAAATATATTACTATTTGAAGTCAATGATGTATTGTTATTACCTACCAGTATTGTATTTTTTGTATTTGTTATTGAATTTACTGTTCCGAATGACGCATTATTACTTCCTCCATTATCTACATTTCCATCACCCCCTAATAAACTATTTATACTTAAATTATTAGCTACATTATTTTCACCATATGTAAATATTCTATTGGACGCTGTTATTGTATTTGATTTACCTGAAATTATTGAAGTATCTACTTCATTCAATTCATTCTGTATACCAAATACCGCATTACTTGTTCCTATTGTTAGTTTATTCATTTCCCCTACCATAATAGATTTTTCAGATTGAATTAACTCATTCGCTTCACCAGATTGTAAGTTATAATTTGAATTTAATACTTTATTACTTTTACCAGCTGATACATTAGATACTGATGTATTTACTTCATTATTTTCCCCAAATAAAGCATTAGTTTCTCCTAATTCAATATCATTATTTTTTCCTGTTATTATACATCTATCGGTATTTTTAACTATATTATTATCTCCAAATAAACTTATATAATTACCGGTATCTACCGTATTTGTATTACCACCTATTATACTTTCATTCATATTTTCCATCGTATTAGTTTTTCCAAACAAAAATGAGTTATTTGAACTCTTAACGACATTTTCATAACCATTTACAATGTTTTGATTAGAATTAGTTAATTCATTTTTATAACCAGAAATTTGATTATTATTACTCAATACAACTTTATTACTTTCGCCAGTTGTGTTATTACTTTTAGAATCATCAATTGTATTTTTTAATCCAACTGTCAAATTAAAATGTCCCTTTGATTCACTATTTAAATGACCACCCACTATTGTGTTTCCTGATTGAATATTAATTACATTAGATTCACCAACTAATAAAACTCCACTAGCGTCGTCTAATATATTGCTCTGACCAGATACAAAAGAATTAGTTGAGTTTGTTGTATAATTATTATTTCCAATTGTCATACTATCAATCAAACTATTCATCGTATTATCTGTTCCATTTACGAATGAACTTACTGATGCTTTTATTAAATTGTTTATGCCTGCTGCTATACTTGAATTGGTATTCATTTCTATTTTATTTTCTACACCAGCTATTAATGAATTATCACTATCTTTTATACTATTCTTACTACCTTGGATAGATACAGATTTTGAATTGTTACCTTTATTATAATCACCAGTTAATAATGAATTAATAACATTTTGACTTATATCATTCCATGATCCAGCTGCTATAATGTTTTCTGTTTTATCCAAATTATTTTTATATCCAGTAGCAAATGAATGTTTACTATGGTATATATTATTTTCTTTTCCGTATATACTACTACTACTACTATCATAAATACGATTATTTTCACCAGTAACAAAAGAATCATTTGCCCTCGTTAAATCATTTTTACTACCTGTAGCTATACCATTTACCGCTATTGACATAGTATTTTCTTTACCCAATAAATATGAATTTTTTGAGTTAGAAACAATATTACTGTCACCTGTAACAATTGAATTATCACTATTATTTTTAATCTCATTATTAATACCACTTATTAAGCCTCTATTACTATCGCTAATTTTATTATTATTGCCACTACTAAGACTTTCAAATGTGTTAGATAATGTATTTTCTTTTCCAAATACTGCGTTATGACTTCCATCCTCTATTAAATGCCCTGTTCCCATATACATTGATAATTCTTGATTATTTATTGTTTGATTACTACCAAAAGACATATTATTTTTAACATTTGATACTGTATTATTTGTACCGCCTACTAATGAATTTAAACTGCTTCCACTTACTGTATTGTCATCACCAAATATTAACATACCACTCGCTTCTGTTCCAGTTAATGTATTATTAGTTCCTGATACATATGAATTGCTATTACCTGTTATATTATTATTATAACCAACAAGAATATTATTACTACAATCGCTCAATGTATTAAATTCGCCGGCTATTATTACATTACTAGTATCATTCAATGTATTAAAAGTTCCAAAAACAGCCGAAGCTGTTGATTTTATTGATGAATTTATATTTCCACCCATCAAAACATGATTACTATTAGCACTGACATTATTATTTTCACCATATGTAATAGTTCCAATAGTATCTTCTACGGTATTATTTTTTCCTGTTATCAATGATAATTGAGAGTTTTTTAAAGTATTGGCTTTACCCATAACGGTATTAATTTCACCACCATCTAAAACATTTTCTTTTCCCATAAATAGTGACATTTTCATATTTTTAATATCGTGTCCTTTTCCAAAGGATAAATTATCTTCTACATTATGGGCTTTATTATTTGAACCACCTATTAATGAATTTTTTGTTATTCCAGATATTTCATTCATATTACCATAAACCATAACGGCTGACGCGTGATTACCTGTTATTTTATTATTAATTCCAGATATAAAAGAATCGCTATTACCATTAATAGTATTATTATTACCAGTTATAAAATTATTACTACAATCGCCCATGGTATTATTATTACCAGAAATAATAGAATTACTTACATCGTTTATTAAATTGGATGTTCCAAATAATGCGGAGGCACTGGAAAGAAATCCTTTATTATAATGGCCTCCTAATAAAACATCATTGCTGTTACCACTCATATCATTATTTTGACCAAATATTACGGCACCAATGGTGTCTTTTACTACATTTTTTCTACCAGTAATTAAAGCTTGTTTTGTGCGATACATACTATTTTGTAAACCCATAACGGTATTATGAGAACCATCTTCTAATGTATGTCCTTCACCCAAATATAAGGATAAATCCATATTGTTAATATTATGGTTCTTTCCAAAAGAAATGTTATCTTTTACATTAGAAACAGTGTTATTTGTTCCTCCTATTAAAGAATTTATACTTTTCCCAGTAACAGTATTATCTCCGCCAATAATTAATAAACCATTGGCTTCAATACCAGTTAAACTATTATTTTTTCCACTAACAAATGAATTGTTATTACCTTCTATAATATTATCTTGACCTACGAGTATATTATTACTACAATCTTTTAATGTATTTGTATCCCCAGAAATAATAGAATTGTCAGCATTATTAATAATATTTTTGTGTCCAAATAAAGCGTCTCTTTTACCAGTTGTTTGTTGATTTTCTTCTCCAAAAAATAAAGATAAATATCCAGTATCTAATACATTATTATAACCAAATGTAATGTTTCCTGTCGCATTTGTAACTGTATTATTATAACCACCAATAAATGAATGCTTACTATTTTGGGAAATATTATTTTCTCCGAATGACAACAAATATTGTGCGTTATCAATAGTATTATCTTTACCAATTAATAAACTGTCAGTTGAATTGCTAATAATGTTAGAATCACCTGATAATATAGAATTGTGAGATATTTGAACTTGATTATTTACACCAGAGGCTATAGAATTATTGGAATCATTAATAATATTACTATCACCAGTTATTAAAGAACTACTTGCATCTCTAATATTATTACTAGTTCCAAATACGGAACTCTCAGTAGAATGATAAGTAATATTATTCTTACCACCTAATAAAGAATTATTACTATGTTTGCTAGTATTAAATTGGTTACCATCAACAGTATTACTATCACCATAAATAAATAATTTTGAACTATTCATAGCAGTATTATTGCCCCCAGTAATAAAAGAATCATGTAAATTTATTCCGGTATTTTTTGTTCCAAAAATAGAATTTGACGATCCTCCACTTAAAGTATTTTCCTCACCAAAAGCAACACTTTTTACATCAGATTGTATATTGTGGTTGATACCGTAAACAAAAGTGAAACTAGGATCAATAATTGTATGACCTTTTCCAAATACAATAATATTATGTGCTTTTTCAATATAATGATTTTCACCACCAATTAAACTATTTACGAGTTCACCACTTAAGTCAAAATTTTCACCCAAAACAAATATATTATTACTATTATTATTTGAATTGTTTTTAAGATTATTATTACTACCGGCTATTATAGAATTACTGACACCATCAATATTATTATTAGTTCCATATGCAGTACTGTTAAAACAATTTTCTATTTTATTATCATATCCGCCTAATACAATATTGGATGCATTATTAACTTGATTGTTAGAACCGAATAAACCAGAATTTAATGTATTAAATGATTTATTTTGACTACCCCCAACTAAAGTATCTAATGTATTTCCACTGACTTCATTTTGGTAACCAAATGACATAATACCACTGGCATTTTCAAATTTACTTTCTCTCCCAGTTATTAATGAATCATGAACTTGTGCAACTAGATTATTAGAAATACCATAAACAACTGTGTGATTAGAACTATTGTCTAATATGTGGTCTTTTCCATAAACAGATGAAGATTCACAATTAATGATTCTATTATTTTTACCAGTTAAAAAATTGTAATTTCCAGCCTCTGTGACATTTTGAGTGCCATGAATAAAACTAACCTTAGAAAACATATAATTATTAATACCCATACAAATAGATTGGTCGGCTTTTAAATTTTCAGTTCCATCAATTGGTCCAGCAACGTTATTGTGTCCCATTAAAATAGCACCTGAGGTGTCAAATATTTTATTATCGGTTCCAAACGCAAATGAATGCCTTGACCCATTAGCATTACTAATTGTGTTTCCTTTACCTATTACATAGCATCTTTCACTAAAAAATATTTTATTATCATTACCAAAGGCTAAACTATTATTAGCGCTAATATTTATATTCCGACCCCATCCCCAACTTTCTTCGCCTGTTACATTGACAGACCGACCAATAGCAACAGAATTTTTAGCGGCACTAGTTTCGCCAGCTAATCCTATTTTTAATAAAGGTTTATCATAAGTATTAATATCTAATAAAGCTTCTGTTAAATAGGTATTAATACCTATATTATGTTGTACAACTAATAAACCGTCGGCGGAAATATCACTAATAACAGTTCCGGAATACATGGGTTGTTTTAAAAAGGCTTGATCGCCTATTCCAACAACCCCTTCAACTTGAAATTGTTGGTGAAACATATCGGGATCATAAAGATTTTTTAATACACCTACTTTTATTTGATTACCTAGATAAACAGTATGAACATCGCCACCTGGTCTTTGGGCAGTGTCGGACCCCCAATCACCAGATTTACCAACATCAGAAGTGGTTTTTACAGTTAAATCATTACCTTCTTCATTGGTAAAAACTAAAGTTTTACCAGTGTATCTTATTGAACCACCGGGTCTATATCCAGTTGCGTATTGATGTTTTCCTAATATTAAAAAATCAGTTGTTCTAATACTTCCTGAAACATCTAAAGCTGCTATATTATAAGATTCTAATGCTCTTGTTTCATTAGGGTTGTGTGCTATTAATACCTTACCATCATCTCTTATTAACATCTTAACATTATGATTATCTTCTATATCTATAGTATTTTGACTAGTAAAATCATTATTAACTATAAATTTGATACCTGAAAAGTTTCTAACACCGGTGGTAGCATCATCATCTTTATATTTTTCATAAAATCCAATACCAGTAGCGGCAGTTCCATCTGAGTTTTCACATAATGCTATATTGGCATTATTAGCATAGCCTGGTCTTCCAAATTTGGCGGTATTTCCTAGTGATAATCTACTATGTGGTTCATTTGTTCCTAGACCTATCCTTGCTGTAGCTCCGTCATTATTGTGAAATATTTCAAGATCATCGCCTTTTTGCCAGAAGTTAGAATTTTTGAATAATACTGTAGATGCCTTTATATTTCTATTTGATCTATGGCCTCCCTGATTTTTCCAAGACATTTATATAATTAAATATTATTTTAATCTTTTCTTTTCTTAATTTCTTTTATTTTTAATCATATATGCTTTCATTAAAAATAAAATAAATCATCTTCTAGATAAAAAAATTAATTTACTAAATATTAATTTATTTACATAATGTAATGACATATATAGTTGAACTCTCCATCCGACCTGTTAATTTCAAAAATATGACAACAACTAAAGATATTATCATCAACAATGCTTACAAAAAGGAATGCAACTTTTTTTATGAAGACTCTGAATATACAAAAATGAAGGGTAAATATGAATCTTTAGTATTATTGAATTTCACATTTTTAACAGAAAAAAATATTGTTTCTTTTGTTAGATTTATTAAGGAGGAGTATAAAAAAAAGGTTACTATTGAATGTGTTACTTATGAGGGCAACCAAAATATAATTATATATGCTAACAGAAGATATCTGTTAAATACAGGAAAATATAACTTAAATAAATATAAATTAAATAAAAAATTAGACCTTTTAAAAGAATATGCTCCATTATTAACAACTGTTTTATAATTAATAAAAATATCCTAAACAATATTTTTATTAAAACCATGATTTTGAACCTTTCCTTTTTTTTGTTTTTCTATTACCTTTCTTTCTCTTTTTCCTTGTTCTTTTTTTCTTTTTTGGTAGCAAATTCTCCAAATTTTGTATTAATGATTTCTTATTGGCCCTATGGCCTAATAATTTCTTTACATCATTTTTGTTTAATTCTGCGAATTTTACTATATTTTTATCCCTTGCTACAACTTTTGCTCTTCTACCATCACTTGATATTAAGGTGTCTTTAGATTCTAATTCTTTCCCATTTTTATATATTCTGGATGAGCTTTGTCCATATATTGAATATTTTGGTGGCATTATTATATTTTATATATATTTTTTTAATTATATGTATTATAAATGAATATTCCTTTGAATACTTTAGAAACACCTAAAATAACAGACACTGTTCCTAAATTTATTAGCGTTAAAGATAACATTCAAAAAAAATATAAAAAAAAATATTTAGACCAAATTATTAAAAATAAAAACTTTTTGAAAGAATATTTCAATTAATTTATTATAATATATTTATAAATATACTATAATGCCACTGAAAAACTTAAAAAAAAGCACTAAAAAAAAAGCACCGCCTAAAAATAAAACTTTAAAGAAATATAAAGTTTGGTCAAAAATTCATAACAGATATTTAACCTTCAAAAAAAATGATAAAAAAATTGATATTAAAAAAGATAAACAAGAGATAGTAAATAAAATGAGTTATAATTCAGAATTTATCAATCTTTTAGATCAACTAAAAAGTATTTCTAGTAGAAAAGGTGAGCATTTTAGAGCTCGTGCATATGAAAAAGCCAGAGATGCAATCATTCTTCATAAAGGTAATATTACTAAACCAGACGATTTAAAACAAACTAAAGGTATAGGTAAAACAATGTTATCTAAATTTCAAGAATATATTGATACTGGTTCTGTCTCCGCTATTGAAAAAACTAAAAATGACCCTAGGTTTTTATTTTCAGATATTTATGGTATTGGTCCAAAAAAAGCAGATGAACTTGTCAAAAAACATAAAATTACAACTATCAAACAACTTCGCGATAATCAAGATGATTTATTGAATGATAAACAGAAAATTGGTTTGAAATATTATGAAGATGTTTTAAAAAGAATTCCTAGAAAAGAAATTGACTTATATCATAAAAAGTTATCAAACATTTTTGACAAAGTTAAAAATAAAAATTCCACATTTGAAATAGTTGGTTCTTATCGTAGGGGTGCTCTTGATTCTGGAGATATAGACATCATTATTTCTGACCCTAGTGATAGCAGAGAAGTATTCAATAAATTTTTAGATGAACTAATTTCTAAAAAAATTCTTATTGAAGTGTTATCTCGTGGGGATATTAAAAGTCTAGGTATTAGTAAATTACCTAGAAAACCTGCCAGAAGGATTGATTTTATGTTCACTCCTAAAAAAGAACATGCTTTTGCTATATTATATTTCACAGGTAGTAAAGCTTTTAACACTGGTATGAGGTCTAAAGCTTTAAAATTAGGTTACTCTATGAATGAGCACGGATTATATAAAATGACCAATGGTAAAAAAGGTAAAAGACTTAATAAACATTTTCCTGATGAAAAATCTCTCTTCAAATTTCTCAAATTAAAATATAGAAAACCAACTGAAAGAAAACAAGTATATGATGCTATTGACATTATTATCATCAAAAAAAATAAAAGTTTAAAAAATAAATCTATGAACATAAATGATTTTGATATTAGTAAAATGAATACATATTCTGAAAAATTCTTATCTTTTGTTTTAACCGAAGCTAATAAAGGTTATTATTGTAATGATAAACCCATAATGACTGATGGTGAATATGATATGTTAAAAGAATTTATGGAATACACCTATCCTGATAATAAAGTTATTAAAGAGGGCCACACTTCTTGTAGCATTGCTATTCAAAAAAATAAAATAGAACTACCTTTTGAAATGTGGAGTATGGATAAAGAAAAAACGGTTAAGGGTGTCAAAAAACGATTAAAAAAATATAAAGGTAATTTTGTTATTAGTGCAAAGGTTGATGGAATTTCTATATTATATTCCAATCAAACATTCTTAGCAACAAGAGGTAATGGAAAAGTTGGACAAGATATTTCTTATATGTTACCATATCTTAATCTACCTAAAACTGACGGTGTATTCAGAGGTGAATTAATTATTAAAAAAAATGTATTTGAAAAAAAATATAGTAAAAAATTTGCGAATGCTAGAAATTTTATTTCTGGAGTTGCCAATTCTAAAACTATCAATGAAAAAATCATTAAAGATTTAGATGTTATTTTATATGAAGTTATTGAACCTAACCTTTCCCCTGCCGAACAAATGAAATATTTAAGTTCTACTCTTAAATATAAAAATACTGTAAAACATCTTGTTATGAAAGATAAAGAGATTGATAATGAAGTTTTATCTAAAATACTTTTAGATTGGCGTAAGAATTATTCATGGGAAATTGATGGTGTTATTGTTTGTCATGATAAAATACATCCTAGAAAATCTGGTAATCCCGACCACGCATTTGCCTTTAAAATGGTTCTTTCTGACCAAATTTTAGAATCTAGAGTTATTGATGTTTTATGGACACCTAGTAAAGATGGATTTGTTAAACCTAGAATTCAAATTGACCCTATTAAAATTGGTGGTGCTACAATTACTTATGCTACTGCTCATAACGCGGCTTTTATTTATAATAATTTTATTGGACCAGGTGCGGTTGTTCAAATGATTAGAAGTGGTGATGTAATTCCAAAAGTCCATAAAGTTATTGCTCCTGTCAGTAAGCCTAAAGGACCACCCAACTCATTAAAAGTTAAATGGAATAAAACGAAGGTTGATTTAGTTCTTGAAAATAAAGAAGATAATGAAATCGTTCAATTAAAAACTATTGCGCTATTCTTTGAAAAAGTTGATGTAGTTGGTCTTGGACAAGGTAATATTAAAAGAATTTATGACGCTGGTTTTACTAGTTTTGAAAAAATTATTAGTATGTCAAAAGAAGATTTCTTAACAGTTGAAGGTTTTAAAGAAAAAATGGCTACAAAAGTCTATAATAGTATTCAAAAAAGAATAAAAGAAGTTGAAATGAATGAATTAATGGCAGCTACCAATATATTTGGCAGAGGTATGGGTTCTCGTAAAATCAAAAAAATTCTTGAACCTTATCCTACTATTTTAACTGATAATGACAGTGATGATGAAAAAACTGAAAAAATCGCAGATTTAAATGGATTTCAAATTAAAACAGCAAAAAAATTCGTTCCATATATTAAGAAATTCCTGAAATTCCTGAAAGATTCCAATTTAGAATATAAATTAAAAGATATATCAGAACCTATTAAAGTAAAAAAAGGACATCCTCTACACTCTAAAAAAATATTATTCTCTGGCGTTCGTGATAAAAATCTTGAAAAAATGTTAAAAGATGTTGGTGCTGATATTGCTTCTAGTGTCAGTAAAAAATTATCTTATTTGATTGTTAAAGATGTTGAACAAGATACTAGTAAAACAGATAAGGCTAAAAAATTAGGTATTAAATTAATTACACCTGGTTCTTTTAAAAATAAATACTTCCAATAATCTAATTAATAGTATATACTATATCTGATTTATCTATAAATTTATCTTTTCTATTATTTATATTAAATTCTTGACCTTTACTATACCAATTTTTTGATTCTGGTCTATTTACTATTCTATATATTGGGTTCCAATCTTTCTGGCTATCTGAATCATGAAATGTTTTTACTATTACACCCACATCACTGTTTTTTATTTTTCTATTTTGCCTTCTCAAAAAAAACCAACTCTCATGGCATAATCTTACCTTACAATGATAATATTTTTTTGGTATATAAAACATCATATCACTTACTCTAGGAAAATTATTATACATATGATCTCTATTATGTAATGTCCAACATATATTAGAATACTTCATTTTATCCCAAACTTCAAATTTTTCAAAAAAAAATGGTTTTAAAAATAGGTCTACCCTTACAAAAAATATAAAATCATATCTATCTTTCCTAATTCTTTTCATACTCTCATCCAATAATCTATTTAATCCCATAGCACGATCATAAAATCCATTACCTACTAGATAATTTTTATATGTTTTCAATAATCTTTTATCATATCTAGTATGATATGAAGATATATATACTTCCATATCTATATTTTTTTCTTTCTTTAAATATTTCATAAAATCTATATGACTATGACACGCCATTTCTTGTTCGTGATATGATGCTATTTCACCTCTTATTCTACTTCCTTGCCCACCACTCCTAAAGGCTTCTCCTAATAATAATATTATACCTCTCATAATGTAGGATAATATTAAATTATTCACTATTATTTTTCTACATTTTAAAATATTTTTTATATACAATGAGTAACATCAAAATCGCACTCGGTATTAGAGGGCATATCCGCAATTCTTTTTCAAATAATAGAATAAAAAACTTTTGCGAATATTTATGTGAGCTTTATAATATAGATATTTATATTCATTCATGGCAATTCTTTGAAGCAGAAAATAGTCATAGACCAGGTGAATTAATAAAAACAGGTCAAAAAAGAGTTGTCAAGAGAAAAACATTTTATGAATATTTTCACGACTGCAGTAATAATATAAAAAATATACTAATTGAGGATGATACAAGTATAAAACATATTGGTAGAACAGTTGGAAAAGTTTGTGAATCTTCTTGTCCTAGAATATGTTGGAAAAATTATTGGTACGGTAAATTTAGATTATTAGAATCAATAAAAAATTCTAAAACTGAGCATGACCTTGTAATTAATATTCGTATTGATAATTTTGTTAATAAATATTCAAAAAAATCTAATATTTTAGAAACTATCATTTATGATAAAATTATTGAGTGTAGTAAAATTATTAAGAATGAACCATTAAAAAAAATATATTTTTTTTCTAATAAAGCTATGTTTGGAATTGATAATTGTTATATGGGACCATTAGGTGTAATGTATAGAATATGTAAATATTTTCATGAAGACTTAGATAAAATTACTGAAAAATATAAAGGAAGAAGAGTAACTAGTCAAGAATGGTTAGTTTTATTTGAAGCAAATACAGTTAATGAAAAATTAGATACTTCTATTATATTACCTCATGTAATAAAAAGAAGAAAAAATATAGAAATTCAAAAAATGATACAGGATAGAAATAGAAAAAGAAAACTATATAATCAAGATCTTAGGAAAAAAGCTAGACTTATTCAAAGACAAAGAAAAATGCTTGATAATAAAACAAGAGAAATTTTGTTAGATAGAATGAAAAGAAGGAAAGATGCTAGAAGAAATCGTATATTAGCTTTACGAGAAGCAGCAAAAGAAGCTAGGTTAAGGAGAGCTGAAAGATTAAAAAATAAGGATTAAATTGTTACTATTACATTACAGACAAATGATGCTCATAAGGATAACAATGTTTTAACTGATCATTCTTATCTATAATTTCTCCATTTAAAAACTGAGCCAAATATGAACTATGACTTACTATTGCTATCTTATTTTCCTTTCTCATTCTTATCCAATTCTTCGCAAATTCTACTCTTTCTTTTAATACATCAGAACTTTCAGTTTCTTTACTATTCCAATATAACTCATTCGCTATTCTGTCAAAATTTACATGAGGATATTTATTTACTATATCTTTTTTTGCTTTTCTTTTATTACATAATTCGCTATGTTGTGGATATTCTATCAAACAATCTAATGCGATCATGGGAACGTTCTTATCAAATATTTGAGTTTTAAATATTTGAGTTGCTGTTTCTAATGTTCTGGATAACGGTGAAACTAACACTAATTCTATATTATCTATTTCTTTCCAATTCTTTCCTAAGTTTCTTGCTTCCTCTATTCCCTGTGCTAATAATATTGTATCTTCTTTTTCATTAAAAGCTAACTCTCCTATTTCGTAATATCTGACATTATGTTCGGATATTCCGTGTCTAATACAAAAAAGTTTTTTTGACATTTATAATAATTTAAATATATATATTTAAACTATTTTAAAATCATTCATTATCATATTTCTTGCATTTATTTTTAATTTATTATATAGTTTTCTTTCTATTTTTTCTGTTTCTTCGCTTAAATTACATAATATTTGACTGCTTTTATGTAGATATATATTATTTGTGCTATCATTATATATATCATCTCCCAAACTGTTTTTATATTCATTCAAATAGTTTAAACATATATGTTGTATCTCAAATAATTTCTTTTTTAATAATTTATAATCTAATATATTCCACATTTTACCATCATATATATATATATTTCGTATCTGTGTAAAAGCTTTGAATGGTTGTTCTATTCCATTATCTTGAATATAATTTTCTATTATAGTTACTACACCGTCTACAAATCCTAATGAATAAACAATATTCATTTTCTTCTCATCTATACTTTCTTTTATTTCATTCAACCAATCTTCAAAATTTACTATATCTGTCATATTTTTATTCATCCATTTTTTTATATCTATCTTCATAGGTTTTCTTAATAATTTATTCTCCAATGTTTTAATTTTTTTTTCTTGTATTGATTGCTTTTGTATTAAATTACTTATTATTGAACTCATTTGTCTTATAGTTAATTCTTCTGTAGTTGTTTCACTATGTAATATTTCACATATTATCATGTGCTTTTTGAAAGCTGCGGCTTGTTTATATTGTTTTCCACAGTATATACAGTTTGTAGGCATTTGTCGCATATTTTTATAATATATTTAAATCAATTTTTATATATGAATAATATATAATGTCTGTAAAAAATTGTTGTTTTGGTCTAATTATACCACAAAAAAATCATAATCTAAATCAAAAACCTTTTAAATCTATAACCTCATCATCACATCTCTCTTCAAAAAAGGTTTTCACCGTTATTTGTAAGGATGGTGAAAATCAAACTCAAACTGTTGCCAGTAATTGCCTGAACAATAAAGCTATTTCCAATGTAGGGGGGCCGGGTACCTTAACTCAAGTGCCAGGAAGTGATGTAACAATGATAGGTTTATTTGGAATACGAAATCAAAGGCGTTTATTTGATACTGGTTATGGATTAGATAAAAAACATGGAAGTTATGAAAGATATTTAGCTAGAAAAGTTGGATGGAATTTAAAAAGACAATATAACTACTAATTAGGTTTTAAACTTATTTAAATATTTATTTATATTATATTAATAATATGAATAATATGAATAATATGAATAGAATTGATCAAATGAAAGCTGTTCAAGATGAAGGTATAGAACTATTTTCTAGAAAAAATAAAGATTATGGCGATGCTTTTGCCAAACACGGAACCATTGGTGTTCTCATTAGAATGAGTGACAAAATTGACAGATGTCTAAGTGTTTCTAATAGTGGAGTTAATCTTGTTCATGATGAAGCTTTAAGAGATACACTCATTGATTTACATAATTACTCTGCTATGGCTATTATGTTAATGGACGAGAATGAAAAAAAACTACCCGTAAGGAATGTAACTCTTCCTGAAAATCATATTAAAAAAGTTATTGTTAAACCCATGGAAAAAGAAAATTCCTATGCGCACGAACTTAGTCATGTATCTTCTGATGAGAATTTTGGACAATATTATAACACTGAAGAAATGAATTATTTTAATACTTAACTATAATGCTACCACGCCATAAACATAATCTGTTCCTTTTGTCTTACAAGTGCATCTACCCACATTCTTTAATTTCTTTGATATTGTAGATGCTGAAACATCTATATATTTTTCTATATCCCTCAATGAATTAAACATCATCGTTGTTTTATCTGGAAATATTACTATATACTTATTTTTCATATATTTCTCCATCACATTTTCCATTTTTATATTATCTTCATTCATATCTTACTATTATACCGTCCTTTTAAATACTTAATTTTTAGCACTAAAAAAAAAGAACTAAAAATTAAGCACTAAAAATTAAGCACTACCACTCTTATATTAATAAATCTTTATATGTATCCTTTATGGATGTTTTTAATTCTTTATTACCTCTATTTCTTAATATTCGTCTAACAATTTGACTTCTAATATTTGTATCAGAATATAATGTTATATTAGTATCTGGCCATATATTTACCCCGATACCATTTACTCTATATATTCTTAATTTTGGATTCAATATTTTTGAAAATCCTGAAATCAATCCATCTGTTTTTAAAGCTAAATTACATTTTGATAAAATTATACTATTTATTAACTTATTTTTCAACACTATTCTGTTAATTTTTGATTTGTTTTTTAATTCATCTTCTAATTTCATCAAATCGTATACACCTTTCGTTTTTTTTATATTTTCCACTGTCAATGCTATATCTTTAAATCTTTGATTATCCGTTGGATTATTTTCGTTCATATACGACAATATATCACATTCTTTACCAAATTTTTCTTTAACTTTATTTATAAATTCCATTCTATCAGACAATACGAATATTTTATTATATTTCTGTTGAGTTAATTCATATTCCATTACTAATATAAATTCTTTATCTGTAATGTTTTGGCAACCATGCGTTCTCTCATACATATAATTGACCCCTAGCACCTTATGACTTTCAAATTTATTTTTTTTTATAAAATTATCAGTTTCTGATAATACTTCATTATCAAATTTAAACAGTGTATTGAATATTTTTGATGCTAAGGAGAAATTTTTTTTGAATGAACTATAATTTTTTATATCATCATGTGATAATGTATCATTGCCACATACATTACGAAATATCTTTGGCAAATCATTCAATTCTCCATATTCTACTCCTATTTTTTTCGCAGTAGGATTGTAATTTAATTTTAATAAATCTCCAATCAAATCAAAATTTGGATACGAACCAGAATTATGTGAATTATAAGTAAGATTTAATTTTATATCTTTATCATAATAATTCTTCTTTAAATATGGATAACTCTGCAAAATTATCATTAATCCATTGAAAAAATTTCTATTGTATGTCATATTTCTCGCTAATCTTATATGATCTATATTATATCCTCTCCAATTACCCACATTACAATTATAGCTTTCATTTGACCTATATCCTGCCATATCTCCGGGTGTCGCCCACTTTTTTAATCCATATTTCTCTGTAAATTTTCTACCCAAATGCTCATCATGAAATATTATTGGATTTATATTAAAATATTTTATGTAATTATTATCAAAAATTTTTAAAACTTCTTCCATTGTTATTTTTTTTAAATTATAGTTGTTATTTCTAAAAGGATAATGAACTTTACTATATTTTATTTTTTTGTAATCATATTCTATTGTTATTAAATGATATTTAAACTTTATTTTTTTATTATATCTATCATAACTCCAAGGTTGTAGTTCATTTAAATTTATATTTGTATTATTAAAATATACTAATATCAAATGTATTTGGTCATTGTCAACATTTCCATTATCATATTTTATCCTATTTAATTTTGAGTTTACATTACTTGTATCATTACATCTTACCCACCTATTAACCTGTCTTTCTGGGTCACAAGTATTATTCATAAATTCATTACATTTAAACAAATTTTTGAAAAATGTTCCCGACATTATCGGACCACCTCTAAAACTACACAATGGTGCCTTAGAACTAACTGATAAAGCACTGTTATTACTTTTTAACAAACATATACACAATTTTGTGAAATCATAATATCTTATTGGTTCCCAATCATCTTCCAACCAAAAATATATATTTTCACCTGATAATAAATTCCTCTCTTCCACCTCCTTAACTAAACTTTTATATGCTCCTAAAAACCCAGCTTTATTTTGTTTTAAAAATATTTTCTTTACATATTTTGGTATTATTTCATCAAAAATTTTCATATTTTCATAATAATTAAAATATTTTTTCAAATGGCTTGGCTCGTCAATATTTATAATATGATAAATATCAAACTGCTTTATTAAAAATTTATAAAACTTTTCATAAAATTTTCCTATTGTTTGTCTATGAAAACCGCCCCTAATTATAGCTGCTGTTAATATTATCAATTTTTTTTTCATATGAAATATTTATTTATTATAAAATTTTCATATTATTTAATGAAATATATATATATCCCTTACATAGATGGAGGAAACTTTTAAACATTTATTAATTGGTGGTTCCGCAGCATGTATTGCTAGAACCAGTTGTGCACCTCTAGAATTATTTAGACTTCAAAGACAAAACCCCTATATTCCTAATGCTACTTTAAATTCAGTTATTCAAAAAGAGGGTTTTAGACATCTTTGGAAAGGAAACTTGACTAATTGCATCAGAGCTTTCCCTCAATTCGCTATTACCTGGGCTGTATTTCAAAATTCCAAAAAATATACGGACCAATACATTGAAAATTCCACTATTTCAAAATTAGCTGCCGGTGGTATTGCTGGTGGTATTTCACAAGCTATCATATATCCATTGGAAACTACAAAAACACTTCTTTCTTATCAAACTAAAAAAAGTAAATATTCTGGTGTTTTAGATTGTTTAAGAAAAACCCCCAATAGACAACTTTATAGAGGTTTATCTGTTGGTTTAGCAATGCATATTCCTTGGAATTCCATACAATTAACTTCTTTCTCTTATTTTAAAGATAAATTAGATAACTACTCTTATATTTCTCCCTATGTGGGTAAAATGTTATGTGGTGCTGCCGCCGGTGTGACTTCTATTACTATGGTATATCCAACCGATTTAATCAGACGAAGAATGCAAATACAAGGTTTTGATCCTAGTGTACCAAAATATAACACGCCAACGCACGCCGTTAAATCTATCATTAAAACTGAAGGATTTAAAGGTTTATATAAAGGTTTATGGACTAATTATCCTAAAACATTAGCCACTTTCAGTATTCAATACCTTGTTCTTGACACTTTAAATTCCCATTTTAAGTAAAATTCTTTTAATAATTCTATCACTATTTTTTAAATGTCCATCTATTTAAAAAATATTAAAAATTTTAAACAAAACTTCAATGTTATTAGTGAAAATAAAACTCTTTTTGGTGAAGTTCGGACCGATTTCAAACTTATATATAAAATGTTTAAACTAATTCCTGATGTATATTTCACTATGCCTGAAAAAAAATGGCTTGACCCTTCATGTGGAACTGGTTATTTCATGATTGCTCTTTACCTTAAATTATTCAAATCTCTTGAAAATATTATTACTGATGACTTAAACAGGCATAATCATATCATTAATAATATGTTGTTTATGGTTGAATTCAATATTGAACATATTGCTACATTAAAACACATTTTTGGTAATAATGCTAATATATTCCATGAAAATTTTTTGTCATTCAACAAAATAAAACCTGATTTTATTATTGGAAATCCGCCTTATAATGTTAATGGTTCTATAAAATGTCCAACATCAAGTAATGATAAAAATAATGATGGTTATACTATTTGGTGTGATTTTGTTAAACATTCTATACATTTATTGCCCGATAATGGTCATTTACTTATGATAACTCCATCTATTTGGATGAAACGCGATTACTCTCTTCATTATTTCATTACACAATTTAAACTAATTATCAATACCTTAAACTCTAGCGAAACTAATTCAATATTTCATGGTAAAGCTCAATTGCCAACTTGTTACTTTCATTTAACCAAATATCCATCCAATAAAGATGTTATCATACACGATAACATCTCACAAAAATATATTACATTTCCTATTGATAATAATTCTATTCCCCTTAACAACATTTCTATCATCAAAAAATTCTTACCTTATGTTAAAAAATTTGGTAGCTTAAAAGTTCATAAAACCAACATACCTCCTGGTTTCCGAAGAAAACATAACAAAACTATCATTTCTGATAAATATACTATTCATACTCCACATATTAACATCAAAACATGTATAAAAAAAAATGATAATCGGGTTCTCATTTATAATTACACCTCTGAAAAATGTCCCTATGCCGATACTCCAAAAATCATTCTAGCACATAAAATGTATGGTTGTCCATTCTATGATGATATCGGTGAATATGGGATATCTAATAGAGATATCTATGTTATCACTGATAAAAATAAACTTGAATTTCATAAAATTAAATTATTTCTACTCTCTGATATTATTATTAATCTCTATGACTCTACTAGATATCGTATGAGATATCTAGAAAAATATATTTTTGAAATGATACCTGATATTACCAATATACCAGATTTTCCTATCATTATTAATAACAATACCATTAAGAAATTCTTTGACCTATAATTTCATTCTCCGGCTTAGGATATCCAGTAAATAATGTTTCAACATTTATATCATTTGTCGGTATTATATTACATTCTCTATCTATCACTACATACTCCAGTTCTTTTTTACAACAATTATAATCATTTCTTATTACATCATACGCAAATATACTACACATTATAATATCATATAATCCAAATATTGATATACAACATTCTACTAACATACATTATATATAACTCGTATTATAACTTAAAATTATTTATTTTATTATATTAATGCCACGAAAAAGAACTCTTTCAGACAAGGGTCTAGAATTATTTAATTTATTAGATGAACCCATTCCACCTAGATTTTCCAAAAATTGTCTCAAACAATTTTTTCTTAAAATTATTACCACTGATTTTGATATTAAAATTGAACAAAATACTGCTCATATGAAAGATAGCACCAAAAAATTATATCAATTTCTTTCTATCAATGAAAACAAAAAATATAAATTATCTGATTTAATGAATAACGCTATTGATAATATTATTATTTTTATACTCACTGATGGATATTCTGTTCTTACTAAACATCAAATCAAAAATAATATTAATTATTATATTAATCTAGCTAAAAATGCTCAATCTCATGGTGACCATCATACTGCAATTTTAATCCTTTCTGCAATCAAATCCACTCCCATTTCTAGATTAAAAATAAAAAATACTAAATCTCAAATAGTTTTTTTAAATAAATGTGATAAATTATACGGTGATTTCATTAATTGTCACTCAAATCATCTTAAATCTATTCTTAAGGGATACAGAAAACATTTCTACCCCTCCCTTATGATACTTGATATGCATTATAATAAAACTAAAGAACACGCAAAAGCCTTTAAATCTATAGGTAAATTCCCAAAAACTCTACTTAATGTACATTCCAAATTAAAATATATTATCACTCAATACTCCAAACTCTCTCAAGATACAAACATTTTACCTCTATATTGCATTGACCCCAACTCTCACACTATTTTTGGACAAAGTATTTATATTACAGATAATATCAAACAAAAACTCTATATTTTATCCAATATTGCTTTAAAAAAATTTCAAAAATAATTTTGTTTATCTATCTACATAGTATGTCTGATCCGCAAGATATTATTGCCGATAAAGTTAAAGATATTAGAAATATCAATAAAGAATGTAAAACACTTCATAGAAATATGTTAGATTGTATATCTGACAAAGGTGGATCCATGAAATGTCGTGATTTAATTGACCTATGGCACGATTGTCGCACTAATGAAAAAGACAAAATTACAGATTTATATAGTATGACCACCATTAAAGAAGCTATTGATATTGAATAAATTGATTGAAAAATATTATAATTAATCAATTATAATGTTTCAAAAAGCAATTCAAAAACCTATTATTATATCTACTACTAGATTTACTGAAAAAACATTTAATGAAAATATACAATGGAAAAAGTCTAAAAATTGGTCTGGTTGTAATTATGGTATTACTAAACCACTATCCCCCGATTCCATTCCTTATGGGAGTTACACCTTTGTCATTGAAATGATCAATGATATTCCTAACCCATCTTTAGGTAAAAACTCTAAAAACAAACTTAAATTCGGTATCATTGGTGGTATCGGTTTAATTCAAAATAGTATGAGAACAGAAAATAGAAGTAGAATTTATAAGGATCAAAATTATAATCGTTTTGTTTTCAAAAGTAAATACCATGTTGGGAGAGATTTCCTTATTGAACACCATAAAGATACCATTGAATTGCTTGAAAAAATACTTTTTACCGGGTCTAAACATATGAAAAGAGGTGATGGAATTACTGTGTTAAGCTATGAAAAAATTTCAACTTTTGATCCCACCCCTATTCCACAATTATGTGGTATTTGCGGCCTTTTAAAAAAGGGTCATAAATGTTCAGGTAAAAGAGTTTCTGCCGACTATTCACTCGTTTGTAAAAGATGTGGTCAAAAAAAAAAACAAAATGGTGGTTATGGTCACGAATGCCCTGCTCTTAAAAAAAATAAAAAAAATTTACTCATTATACTTAACTTATTCAAAAATATATTTAATTAATATCTATGATATCCGTGTCTTCTATATCTTCCATATATTCTTCTCCAATCTTTATAAAATTTATTTTTTTCTAAAGTTTTTTCAAAAGTACCATCATTTATTTCTTTTAAAATTTGTGGGCTATCTAACAATTGTATATCATTTTTTGGAAATTCACGAAATCCTGTAATTTCTTTAATTGTTGATTCGGGAACTGTATTTGCTCTACCATTCATTTGTATATATTTAACAGATTGCTTATATATCTTTGAGACTTTAACCAACTCCTTATTACAATACTGTCTTAATTTTTCACATTTAATTATTTGTTCATAAATATTTGACGCACACGGGTTTTGTGTTGTTGATACTATTGATTCTGTAAATACTTGTCCAGCCAACTCATATATTTGTAACATGGCATTCTTTTTCTTAAATAAATTATCTCTTCTCAATAGTGTCGTTTTTATAGTTTTTTCATCCTTTTCTTTTGTTATATATTGAATTCTCAATAATTTATTATCTACTTGTCTTTGACACGCCTCTCTCAATCTATTAATTTCATGATGAATAAAATGTGTAACACTCTCATGTAATATAAACACTCTATCCAATAAATATGTTAATATCATTTGAAGATAATGTTCATTCCATAACATTTCAGTAAATCGGTTCCATTCAATAAAATTACTACTATTATTTCTTCTATCCATTTCTGAAAAGAATTTACTTTGTCTTAAAAATTCAGAATATGTATTATTATAATTTCTAATTTTTCCTATATAATAATGAAATGCTGGTAAACCACCACACGGCCCGGCCGCTCCCGGTTGGCGCACCGCCCCACCATTTTCTCTAGCCCATTGATAATAATGTGGATTATGAACTACCCCATTCACTCTTTTTCCTGATTTCCACGAAAATGCTATATGACATTGAGTACACCACATCTGGTCACATCCGCTTATTTTAAATATCATCGCACTACAACCCGGACAAGCTTTAGAATCCTTCTTTAAAACTTTAGCTGTTGCTAGTATATTTTCATCGCACGCGTGTTCCTCCTCTTCTTTTATCTCATAACATTCACTACATACATTAATCTTACATACCGCACATTTCCACTGTGAAGATAAAAATCCATTACAATCATTTTGAGGACATGCTCTAATGAATACCTTCTTATCCTTTTCTTTTATATCTCCACCTTTCTTTACTATTTCTATTTCTGTTATTAATTTATGTCTCGCTTTTCTCAATTTTGACATCTGAACTGATAATATCTCAATTTCTTTATCTTTCTCTCTTACTTTTTCACTCCATTTATTTACATTCAAATAATTCTCTACTGCTGTCATTGTCTCTGGTATCTTTGCCCTCTCACCTTCAAATAACATAAATTTTCTATGTATTCTATACTTTCCATGCATAAAATTTCCTAACTTATCATCACATTCCGCATCATCCCATTGATTTTTACAACTCATACAATGAGGTAATGCTGTTTGTGTCAATAAATAAGTTTTCACACATTCTATACAACATTCAAATGAACAGAAACCACAACCTATTTTTTTTCTTTTATGTGAGGTATATGTATCCGCACATATTACACACTCTTGATTAGTTATATTAGTCAAAACTAATGAAGCCATTGTTACTTATTACATAGATTTTATTATTTAATATATAATATCAATTTTTATATAAAAAATTACTCTCGTCATATATCATATGAGTGCAACTGATTTTGATGTAAAAAATTACAATACACCAGAATTATTAACTATATTAAACATTGAATATAAAATACCCCTTTCAAAAGCTTTAATTATTGATGAAACTCAAAAAAAAATTGATCAAATGGAAGACAGACCCAAATTTAAACAATTCTTTTTAGAAGTTCGTAAAAAATTATTATCTGAAAAAGACGAATTTAATAAACAAAATAAATATGCTGAAGATGATGGTAATTATGACGAAGCCACTGAAATTCTTAAAAATTCTACTATGAAAAAACAACCAAAAACAAATGTATTAATTGATGATGAGCGATACGTTATCAAACCTTCTGATGTTCCACAAGTTTTCTCTCAGAATATATTCTATTCACAAGGCACCACTAATCCAACTAAAATACATACCATTGAAAGAACCTTAAACTTTGACAGTCATTATAGAACTATTCTTGATCCTAATTCTGTTGCTTGTAGTGATACCACCACTAGACTTAATTCCAACATTAGACTTGATTCCGCTACTAACTATACTGTTAATTTAGCTCAACCCGTTCATAATGTTGTTAAAATGAAACTAAAAACCGCTGAAATACCTCTCTCATGGTATGTCTTCAATAAGGATTATGGAACAAATTATTTCACTCTCAATATTGATTCTTCTCGCAATTTCATTTATATTCCTGAAGGTAACTACTCCGACCATAACACACTTCTTACTAATTTAAATAATGTATCTTCTACATATAATATCACATTTTCATATAATTCTTTAACTAATAAAATGTCTGTCACTAATAATAACTCAACTGATATCGGCTTAAACTGGTATATTGAAGACCAAATCATTCAAGACTGCACAGATGGTGGTGGCATTGGACAAAAATTAGATTATAATCTAGGTTGGCTTTTAGGTTTCAGGCTTGGCGATTATACAATTGAACCCGACGAAACTATCACTGGTGAATCTCTTGTTGATCTTTTAGGTAGTAAATATATTCTACTGTCTCTTGATGATTTCTGTAATAATAAACCAAATCAAGACCTTTTATCTAATATTAGCAATAAAGATAACTTCTCTTTACCCAAATATTACAATAAAGAAACCATGGCTCCCGGGGCGTGTCCTCCCAATCTTATGCCGGTTCTTAATGCTTGTAGTGGTGCTGGTATTAAAAATATGGATTTGAGTAGTAATCTAACTCAAAAACAACAATATACTATTGATCAACTACGATTAGCTATGTCGGGGAAACCGGCAGATAGATACACTAGTCCTAATTCAACAGATATTATTGGTAGAATTCCTATATCTAGAAACCCAACATCATCATTTAATAATATTGTTTATACTAATATTGCAAATGATTCTGATACTAGAACCTATTTTGGACCTGTCAATCTATCCAAATTTCGCATCAGACTTTTAAATGATAAAGGTCTCATACTAAATCTTAATAATATGGATTGGTCTTTTAGTATTATTGTTACACAATTATATCAATATTAGGAAATCTCTCCCAGGTTAGATTTCCTAAGGTAAAATAAAAAATCAATTTATAATACAACATCTATAATTTTTATAATCATACACATTGTGTGGTTCTATCTCGCATCTATATCCTTTTAATATCCCACATAATCCTTTATCCATATTGTCATATACATGCCTTGTTATCATACTCAAACAATTTGTTGTATTCGCACCTGTTTTAGCACTTACTTCTATATATTTCACACCATACTTATTTGCCATATCCTCGCCTTCTTTATATGTAATTTTTCTATCATTTGTTAAATCCAATTTATTCCCTATTAATATAAAAGGTAT